CGGTGGTCTCAGTCTGTTCAAAGATCCTTCCTTTGATTGTTCAGACGATAAAAAGGTAACAGTCTATGATACTACTGGTGCTAAATCTGTGTTCTACTATGCAGATCCTAGTGTAATTACTCAGGCACCTGAAAAGGAACTGGTGATGCCTTCTGTAGATCTAGAGTTTGTTCTTGATTCTGATGTTCTGATTCAACTTCAGAAAGCAGCAGCAATCTATTCTGTACCTGATCTCTGCCTGTATGGTCAGGATGGTAAAATTTACCTATCAGTAAACGATAAGAAGAATGAAACCTCAAATGTTTATTCTCTTCCTGTAGGTGAAACTGAAGACGAGTTCTGCCATTGCCTAAAGATGGAGAATATGAAACTTCTCCCTGGCACTTATGATGTGCAAATTAGCAATCCTAAAGTTGCTAAGTTTACTAATAAACAATTCAATATTACATATTGGATTGCACTTGAACCTTGAGTAATTAATTATGTCTGATCTGTTTCTATGGGTTGAGAAGTATCGTCCTGATACTATTGATGATTGTATTATTACCGAAGAATCTAAAGAAGTCTTTAAGGGGTTCCTAAATAAGGGGGAGATCCCCAATCTCCTTCTTGCTGGACCTCCTGGTATTGGTAAGACTACAATTGCTAAGGCATTATGTAAAGAATTAGGAGCAGATTACTATGTCATTAATGGATCCGACGAGGGTAGATTCCTTGATACTGTCCGAAACAATGCGAAAAACTTTGCTTCGACCTTCTCACTTTCGTCAACTGCTAAACACAAAGTCATCATCATTGATGAGGCAGATAACACGACCTCAGATGTTCAACTCCTCTTACGGGCATCTATTGAGGAATTTGCTAACAACTGCAGATTTATTTTCACCTGTAACTACAAAAACAAGATCATCGAACCTCTACATTCCAGGTGTGCAGTCATTGACTTCAGTATCCGAGGTAGAACAAAACTTATCCTTGCCGAACAGTTCATGGAACGGACTTCCTGGATTCTTCAAAAGGAAGGTATCACGTTTGATGAAAAGATCGTTGCAGAAGTAATTCTTAAGTACTTTCCAGACTTTCGACGCATTCTAAACGAACTTCAAAGGTATTCCTCAGTAGGTAAAATTGATGCTGGAATCCTTTCTTCAATTTCAGATATTAATACATCTGAATTGATGCGTAAACTTAAAGGTAAAGAGTTTACTGAAGTTCGTAAATGGGTTGTATCCAATATGGATAATGACCCAACTTTTATTCTCAGGAGGGTATATGATTCTCTTTATGATAATCTAGAACCACAAAGTATTCCTGAGGCAGTATTGATACTTGCTGAGTATCAATATAAATCTGCATTCGTTGCAGATCAAGAGATTAATACTCTTGCTTTTATGACTGAACTAATGATGAGGTGTGTATTCAAATGAACGTAAAACTTATTCGTATGTCCTCAGGAGAGGACCTGATTGCTGATGTGGTTGACAATGATCAACGTGATATTGTTACTGTTGAGAATGCAATTGTTGGATTTCCAAGTGGTGAAGGAACTTTAGGATTTGCTCCTTGGTCTCCGATGATCAGTAAGTCTCAAAAACAGATTAATATTCAACGTCAATTTATCGTGTATATTGCAGAGGCAGATGATCAGATTGTTGAACAATATGGCAAAATGTTTGGCACCGTGATCACACCTAGTAAAAAGATTATTGTATAATATGGAAATACATGGTTTCTTTCCAATTAAATTCTACTCATTTCAAAATCTTGAGATAGTAGATACATGTATTGATCTACTATCTGAGGAGGATAAGATTCTCTCTTATTTCCCAAATCCAATTAACCAAACTGTTGGTGCTTGTATGCAACGAGAGGAGAGGTGGAATTTCCTCACAGAGTGGGTTGAGGGATGTTTAGAAGAGATTAAGTATGAGCAGCAATTACAACTTGATGGTAAACTTAAAGTAAGTGCGATGTGGGGTAATATGGTTCCCAGGGAATCTGGGGGTAAACATACTCTTCATAGGCATTCTAATTCTTATGTCAGTGGAATATACTACCTTACTGAAGGTGCACCAACAGTATTCATTGATCCAGTTTATGCTAGATCAATGAGTTCACTTGAAATTCCTGCTCTTAATAATCAAGATAGTTTAAGTATTGTACCCAGAGTTGGTACAATGGTGGTATTCCCTAGTTATGTACAACACTTTACTGAACCCCACTATGGGGATGGTAATCGTTTGAGTATTGCTTGGAATAGTTTTGCAAGTGGGTCAATTTCCCAAGGTCAGGATGGTAAAAATTATGTTAAGTATGAAGTCTCTTAAATCACCTCTCAGGTATCCTGGGGGTAAAACTAAGGCACTTAAATCTCTAGATATTTGGTTCCCTGAATATAAAGAACTTAGGGAACCATTTTTAGGTGGTGGTTCAGTCAGTTTACATCTGACTAAGAAGTATCCAAACAAACCAGTTTGGGTAAATGATTTATACTATCCTCTTTATAACTTCTGGACTATTCTTCGTGATGCTGGAGAAGAACTATCTGATAGTATTCTCGCAGTTAAGAATTCAATGAATGGTAGTGATGAAGCACATAAAGAACTATTCAAGCAAATTAAAGAAGACATCAAAACTCAAGATTTGATGGATGCTGCTATTTCATTTTACATCCTAAACAAATGTTCTTATTCTGGTCTGACTGAGAATAGTACATTTAGTGTTACTGCATCCCGTCAGAATTTCACTCATAGCAATATTGCTAAGTTGAAAGGATACTCTCAGATTATTAAACGATGGAAAATTACAAACAAAGATTATTCAGATGTAATTTTGACACCAGGTGAGGATGTATTTGTATTTCTAGATCCACCTTATGATATTAAAGACTTCTTATATGGAAGAAACAAAGATATGCATAAGGGATTTAGTCATGAACGATTTGCTGATATTGTAGACAACTGTGAACACAAGTTCATGGTTACATATAATGTAAATGATTGGATTACCGAGAGGTATTCTAAGTATCATCAACAGCATTGGCAGTTGAGATATTCCTTATATCATCGTAAGGACAATCTCAAAACAGAACTTCTTGTTACTAATTTTCCAACCACTTCATCTTTGGAATCTTTACTATGAAATATGAATTGAAAGATTGGTTGAACTCAATTAATCACCAAAAGAATGATCTTCTGGAAGAAGATCCAGACTCAGTTAAACAATACCCTCCATATATTATCAACAGATGTCTCTCTGGATTTGTGGACACTATTATGTTTGCAAATGAGATGAATATAAATAGTCACTTGGATAGTAAACTTCAATACATTTACTATCTAAATAGTATCAGGAAAAAGAAGAGATTCTCACCCTGGTTAAAGAAGGATAAGATTAACGATATAGAGTTAATCAAACAATATTATGGTTATAGTAATGAAAAGGCAAAATCTGCCCTTTCCCTTCTTAATAAAGATCAGATTAATTACATTCGCAAACGACTTGAGACTGGAGGAAAGAAATGAGCATTGAGAATGATATTGAATATGCTTGGAAACCTGAATTAATGGTTGAAGTAATCCTGAAAGAACCAGATGATTTCTTGAAGGTACGTGAGACTTTGACTCGCATTGGGGTTGCTTCTCGCAAGGAAAAGAAACTATACCAATCTTGTCACATCTTACATAAGAAAGGTAAGTATTATATTGTTCACTTTAAGGAACTATTTGCCCTTGATGGTAAACGAGCAAATCTTACAGTGAATGATGTTCAACGTAGGAATCGCATCGTGCAACTGATGATCGATTGGGGATTGATTACGGTTGTACGTGCCACTGATATTGAAGATATCGCACCACTTAATCAGATTAAAGTTCTTGCCTATAAGGATAAAGGTGAGTGGACACTAGAATCTAAGTATAATATTGGTAAGAAAAAAGAAGCATGATAAATAGAGGGTATAGCATTACCCTCTATTCGGACAATGGAACCAAAGAAGGAAAATCGTATGGGTGCTTTGATTCGTATTGCTGTTTTGAGTTGGTCTGCTGCCCTTTTAACTGCTAGTTATGCTGGTCTATTGCCTAAGATGGACCCAACCTTTATTGCTACAGTCTTTACTGCATCTGCAGCAACTTTCGGTGTTAACACCATGAAGAAAGGAGATGACGATGATAACAAACGAAATGATTCCGTCCCTGCCATCACCTCAGTCGAACCAACTCCAACCCCAGTTGAACCAACTGCCTATCCAGTCTTCGATCCGACAGTCACAAACGAGCAACCTGCAACTGATCCAACAGTCACAGAATCAGATACCGAAGGTACAGAACCTTCAAGATACTCTGATACCCAAGCTTGAACCTCCTGTAGTTGAAACTATGCAAGTCCCTTTAAATCGGGGACTTGCTTTACCTGTATTTCAAGCACCAGATCCATCCTTAAAATATCCTGTGATTCAAGTTCCAACACAGGAAGAATTTGATGCAGCCGTTCGTGCTGATAAAGAAAAGCAAGCACAAGAAGATGCTGCAAAGAATCGTGGATTGCCAGATGCCAAACCACCAGAGATTCCTCAGCAACTTGTACAGGCATCCACACCACCAGTGACCAAAGCAGAGATCCCAGCAGACAATCCCAGGATCTCCATTGCTGGGGTTAATATCGACCTCCCAGACCCTTCTCTGGTTGCCACTGCGGGTGCTGTGGCAGTGGTTACGACTGCTGCTACCATGGTCTCTAGCATCGGTCTGAATGCCCTTAAGAACGCAGCAGAACCACTGATCAGAGAAGCAACCAAAAACAAGTTCAAGATTAAGATTAAACAGGTTAAACCTGTACTTCACTATATCATGACTGATAGTGGAAATGTAGATATCTTTGAATACTCATCAGAAGGTACTAAACTAATTGGGCAGACGGATAATGTAGAGCAATATATCCGAGCACAAGTAGAAACAAATGCCTTCTACGAAACGGAAAACAAAATTATTATTGACGATGTGATTACAAATAAGTTTACAAAAGAGGGGCAAACGAGATTTAAATCCCTCTTTGCCCCTGCTAAGAAAATTGCCAAGAAACTATCAGCTAGATTGTCCTTTTAGATTGTTTACCTTTCTTTCTTGTAACTCTACGAATTTCGGGTGGTTCTTTCCTAACTGGAAATTTCCTTTGTTCTGTAAACAGACCATCATTGGTGAGTACACGAGCTAATATTAAAAGTTGGATTAGTAATTTCATCAAAGAGTTGCCATATGATATTGGGCTTCTTGTAGTTTTCTTTGCTTTTCAATTTGTTTACGAATAACATTCAACCAGTTCATTTCTCAACCTCCTTAACAAACTTTACTCCACGATACTGGGCATCGTATTGCTGAGGTTGTTGTTGGGTTTGATCTTGTCTACGAACTTCGGTGTCATAAGGGACACCACGATATACTACTTGTGACATTAGGTTTTCTCCTTAGTTGTTTAGGTTAAAGAGCGTTCCTTCAGTCGGCTTTTGCGTCTATCTTGCACTCTTTTGGTGCGATCTGTTTGATCTCCCAAATCAAATCATTCTTAGCCTGCTGGGGAAGTTCTTGTTGATGAACTCTCCCAACAATTAATTGTGCTTGTAAGCATGTAAGAATGAGTGCTTCCATAGATGAACGACTACGTTCCGAGTTGGCTTACTTCCGTCTGCATTATAGCAGATGAACGTAAATTTATTTATTACTTTAGTGTTGTATAGTTTGATACCAAAGTTAAATGTATTTATTGTCCCATGCATGGGTCAATCCCCATTGCATAAACAAACCAATTGAGGTGAATAATAATAAAGCTTTAATGATGAGGTGGTTCATCTTTCATTTCCTCGTATGCTAATTTTAAAATATAGTAGATGACGTAAGCAGTTCCCGCTAATCCTATTCCTAGAATAGTAAATACTCCCCAAGGTAAGTTACTCATTTTATTTTAATGTAATGTTGAGCCATGGTAATACTGGTGGTATCACTCCCACAAGTCGAAGGAGACCTTCAGCAAAAAGAGACAAAACAACCCAACCAACACACATAGAAATAATAGAAGCATTCCGATTGTGCTGTCGTATAGCAGCATCAATCATCTCCTGAACTTCTTCTTTCGTTACTTGTGTCTGGGGCATGATTTTGATCTTTGTAGATTTTCAATTTATTAAGTAAATGTTGGTATTCTTGTTTAGAATCTGAGTCTTTATTTGATACACATTTCTCCGCACAAAGAATAATTAAACGATTAACATCTTTTTCTGAAAGTGTGTACATAATGTTTCCTCTTATTACTTAACTATAGTCATAAGAATTGTACCGTGTTTACGAATAACGTCAAGGTGATATTTACCCCACGGTATGTCAAACCACTGAACTCTCTTATTTGGCATAAGAAGCATTACTGATACATATCTCACAAGTACAATTACTTACCTGCCCTTATTTAGTTTTGGGTCTGGAATTGTTACAAATCCAGGTGTTTGATTCCTAACAACTACGTCAGCACAAATTTTTGCATAGGGAGAGTCTGGGTGGAAACTAATTCCACCTTTAATTGCTTCTCCACACTTCAATAGTCTGACTAATTCAAAGTCAAGTCTTGCTTTATCTGCCTCTGCTTGCTGTCTGGTGATTTCTACTTTTGCTCTTGCTTTACAAAGTTCTTGCATTGATCCATCAAGAGGAAAGTTGAAACCTAAACTCAAACCAAAGTTACCACTTTGAGTTTGGAATGATTCTGGATCTTGACTGCTGTTGAAGTTCCCTAAAGCAAAGGGAGCAACACTCATCGTTGGTCCCTGACAACTGACTCCAGCACCAAACGTATTGAGGGCATACGGTCCCTGTAACACCTGAACTGCCTGGTTAGTTACGTTACCCGTGGCA